GTGGCGAATTGCTCACATCAGGTTTGCGACCTTCACACGACGGTAGTAGCGGTTTGCGTTTGCAGTCAGAGCGCCTTGACCCTGTGACAGACCTTCTGCGAATGGGTTTGCAACCATGCCGTAGCGGGTCTTGAATCCAATCTTGGGCTGGAATGTGTCCTGACCAACAGCACGAACCATTTGCAGGGGCACATAGGGGCAATAGAAGAGACCTGCGTCGTATGCACTGCCACCCTTGTAACCTGCCACATAGAAGTGGTTGTCGGAAACGTTTGCCGAATAGGGGTCAACATAGACCTTGATGCGACCGTTGAGGGTGCCCACCAGGGTGCTGGAGTTGTCATCCACGTTGTTGCTCAGACCACCAACTGCACCAGAGATGCCGCTGGAGTAGTCAAGCACACCTGCCATGGACAGTGCCGAAGCAACGTCAGCAGAGCAGATGAGGATGTTACCCTTGCCACGACGAGTCTCGTGACCGATTGCATTCATGTCACGCTCGATTTGGAAGAGCAGACCCTTGAACTTCTCAACCGACCAACGACCGTTGGAATCAACGTCAAGGTCAAACACACCAGCGTTAGCGGTGTTGTTCTGAGCGCCAGGACGTGCGATGCGATACACGGTGCGGACAACCTCACGGTTGATTTCTGCCAGCACTTCGGTTGACAGAATGTTTGCCAGCTCCGACTCAGCATCCAGACCATGCACAGCCTTGAGGTCTTGTGCCAGCTCCAGTGAGTACTCAGCCTTCAGTGCGCGTGACTTTGCAGTAACTGTCACTTTCTCGATGGAGAAACCCATCTCGTTGAAGTGGTTACCAGCGCCATCGCCCAGTGCTTCTGACTGAGCAGTGGTCATGCCAGTGCCGCCCTGAGTGTAGTTACCAGCACCATCATACAGGAGACCAGGGTTGGTGCCTGTTTGGGTGTTGGATGCCAGGGAGTTGCCGCTATTCTCGGAAGAATGCTCAGAGTTTGCTTCGTTGAAGAATGCTTCTGCTGCGCTGTTCTGGATGTCACGATTGGTGCCATAGGTCGAGCGCATTGCGAAAATCAGACCAGTAGGACCAGTCATAGGCTGCACACCGCAGATGTCATAAGCAATCAGCTTAGGCATCGAGCGACGAATCAGCGAAATCAGCACGGGGTCGAAACCAGCAACAGGACCAGTAGCGGTCGAGGAACCAGTATAACCAGCGCCACCCAGTGAGTTGGTGGGTGCTGCTTCGGTGATCATCCCACGCTCTTCGCGAAGGAATTTCTCTTGGTTTTCGAGCAGGATAGAGGTAACCGCCTTTCTGTAGTTATCCTTAATAGGATCGAGCTCCGAGTGCTCAAGAATGGGGTTCCACTTTTCCTGGAGGTGTTCTGCGTTAAACATTGTTTGCTCCTAAGAAATTAATTGGAAAAGGATTATTTGCCCCAGCGGGACAGCGCCTGCACATAAACAGACATTGCATCGCCAGTTGGACGGTTCTCAACGTTGACATCTTCGGTTACAGTAGTAACTTCAGGCTTGGTTGAGAAATATGATTCACGGAGGGTAGAAACCTTCGCACGGAAGGATTCTTCATTTTCAAACTCAACAGCTTCTGCCAAAGATGCAAGTTTCTCACGTTGTGAGAGACTCAGACCCTCGGAGATTTCTGCCACAATCCCATTCTTGATATAGGTTCCGAGATGCTTATAAAGCTCGATATTCTCTTCAATAGACTCGTTGAGTTTTGTTTCCATGGTTTCGATTTGAACTTGCAGTTCATCTACAAGGTCAAACTTTTCGTCGGGAATCTGAATCAGATTCTCAACAAAAACTTGCTTGAGACCTTCCATAACTTGCTCAGCCATTTCGGTCTTAATGCCGTGCTCAATGGCGATTTCGTTTTTGTCCATCCACTGCTGCACAGCATATGAGAGATACTCATCTACTTGCTCTGCGAGCTCGGACTTCACGGTCTCAATTTCTTCTTCAAGGACTTTTGCATAGTCCTCGTGCAGGCGCTCAATCTCCTCATTCAGACGGGAGATTACTGCCGCTTCAAAGATGGTGCGTGCCTTTTCTTTGAATTCTTCCGACAGGTCCTCACCTTCAGTGAGTGCCGCAACGTCAGCAGACAGGTCCACTTCAATCATGGTCTCTTCTGCTTCTTGCTCAGCAATCACTTCACCATCAATCTCTTCCTCTTCGCGGCGAGTCTTGAATGAATCTTGCTTGTCGCCAGATGCATCTGAAGGCTTGGTTGTTGGGGAGGTAGCATTACCACCAGCAATGGTCTTATACTTATTGCTGTTATCATCTGGTTTGCTGTTTTGGGGTGTAGGACCACCGAGGTCTTGCACGCCAGCGAGACTACTGCCATCATTTTCCAGTTTCTTCTGGGGGTCAGCAGCTTTTGCGCCAGCGGTTACGCTCGATTCATCCAGAGTTGTTTCAATCTCTTTCGACATTAGTAGTCTCCTGGTACAATGCAATTTGCTATAGTTATTTATTAATTTATAAACTTTGAAGAAACTGATGGAACGCGGAAAGTTTAACTTCCTCCATCTGCACCTTCGCTGCTCTGTCAATGCGGCGCTTAATTTGCTCCACAGTTTGCTCTTTAATTGCGCCGTTATTCCAAACCCATTCCTTTCCTTCCATGATTCCATTTACGAAAGCATCAGGAGCGGAAGGGTCAGCAACGATATCTGCAGCGGTTGCAAGCATGAAATCGTCCGCGACAATCTTCAGACCATTTTCTTCTCTGATGGAGCCGAGACCCCTAGAAGAAACTCCAAGACGCACACCTTCATCGAGAAGTGATTTCGCGATGTTACCCATAGGGGTGTCAAGGATGCGTGCCTTGCCGACGAAATTATTACCTTCTCTTTGCAGAGAGGTAATGAGGTGAGATACGCGGTCAAGGTTAATGGTGGGACCATCGGGGTGACCCAATTCGCCCAGAGCACGTCCTTTCTCAACGTAATTCTCGTTGTATTTAGCAACTTCGCGCTCCA